AACTACTTTAAGTTAAATTCCACATCGAGCGTCTTATGACAATGAGGGCACTCAACATTCATAGAGCGGGCTAAGAAATCTTTTTTGCAAAAGGGGCACGTTACATTGATCCCCTTACTCGTCAGTATTTCTTGAGCTTTTCGCTTAGCAATTTCTTCTAGATTCATCATAATCACCTCCTTTAAAGCGATTATCTCACTTGAAGGAGAGACTAAGTATTCAAATTTCAAAGAACGAAAGGGGGTGACGTCATGAACCGCAAGGAGAAAATCACCGTGATCTACGAGTACTTCCAGAGCGCAGGACGCGACTACACCATCAAGCAACTCGAACGGAAGTCAGACCACTTCATCGACAGCGCGCTGTTGCTGATTGAAAGCGATGAAGAGAAAGAGATGGACGAACAGGTCGCCAGTATCTAGTCAAGGCATACATGTTTTGCCAACTTAAGTGTAAGCGAGTAGCGATTGGACGGGCGGGGGAACTTTTCCAAACAAGGAGAGATCGCATGAAACTCAAAATTGGAAGTAACTTAACGGCGGCGCTTAGCCGCACCGATGGCACACAGCGTTGGCTGGCGGCCATGATGGGGAAGGGCAAGAGTAGCGTGAACAACTACGTCAACAACGCGCCAGTGAGCGCAGACGATGCGGTGAGCATGGCACATGTACTCGATGATGACCAATTCTCGCAAGAGCTTGGAAGCCTCATGCTTGGCCTCATCAAGTCGTTCACCGGCTCCAAGATACCAACCAACATGTCATCACTACTGGATTATGACGACTTCGAGGAAGACGAAGAAAAGCGGTATTTGAAGGTTAATCACGTCCGCATGATACTAGCCAATCCGGAGGAGCTTAGCGAGCGAGAGCGGGAAGACCTGATATCCTACCTGTTCGAGAAACTGGACAGCACCATGATGGACTTGACGGTGCTCACGGCAGGAGCTGACCGGCTAGATACCACGCTGGCGGAGCTACTACACGAGCGCATGCCAACCTACGTCAAGATGCACTACATCAGAAGGGAGGACATGACATGGTCACAGAAAAGGTAACAGACCTGCGGAAACTCAAGCAGATGCCGGAACCGACCATCGTACAGCGGCAACAAGCCATCGCACGAAAAAGGCCAACGCATCGAAAGGTAAGTATGCTGATGCGAGCCAAAGAGCTTGCAGAGTTCGCTCATGTGTCAGCATCAACGGTCACGCGTTGGAAGCAAGGCTGGACAGGTGAGCCACTCAAGTTTGAGGGGCCGGGAGAAGCCCAGACGGTTGATCTAGACTACTTCATTCGCTGGCGAGAACGAAATTCCGGCAGAAAGATGATGAACCCGAAACGGAGGCAGGAAGCATGAGACACCCATGGATCTATATCACGAACGTATTTGAAGACTTTATGGCCAAGCATCAGGCGGCCGCAGACTTCTTCAACTGGTATGAGCCAGACATCGACCCAAGCTATCCGGCCAACTACCCGGAAGAACACGCCGAGTTTTGGCATGACACAAAAAAAGCCCCAGCGGAGGCAACCGCTAAGGCATCAGAAACTAAACAAAACATTATTTATCTCAGTTTAACACGCCAGCAACCAAAGCGAAAGGTGGTGCGCTGATATGGACGCAATCGAACCAGCAATGGCCTATAAGGTGGGCGATGACTACATCGACCTGCGAGGCCAGTGCGAATGGTACTTCTCAACACCAGACATGCCAGACCAACTGCAAGGGGCATTTCTACCGGAAGCCGCCAAGACGTTCTTGGTTGAGCTAATCGATGAGATGGGCTTTGACATGCTGATCTCATACATGGGCACCGCTGCCGACACGCCAAAGACTATTCGCCACCAGATGGCGGACAACATCTTCTCGATGACCGGCGAAACCGTATGGGAGTTTGACCCCATCGAAGTTTTGACCGACCTCGGCTACCAGCACTTCACACGCTAGGAGGAAAACGAAAATGACAGAACAATCTAAGGAATTAATCGAGTATCAAGCCAACGGCGAGAATGTCAAGCTGTCACCGGCAATGGTACGGAAGTATCTGGTTAGCGGCAATGCGGAGGTCACTGACCAAGAAGTCGTGATGTTCATGCAGCTAGCCAAGTATCAGCATCTGAACCCATTCCTGAATGAGGCGTACCTCGTCAAGTTCCAAGGGAAACCAGCACAAATCATCACTAGCAAAGAGGCTTTCATGAAGCGAGCCAATGCCAACCCGCACTACAAGGGAATGGATGCCGGCATCATCGTTGCCCGCGGCGATGATATGCAGTTACTGAATGGCACCGTGAAGATGCCTAGCGACAAACTCATCGGCGGATGGGCGACCATCAAGCGTGATGATCGCGAAGATACACACGTCGAGTTGAGCGTTGAAGAATTCAGCAAGGGGCAAGCTACATGGCGCTCAATGCCAGCAACGATGATCCGCAAGTCGGCAATCGTCAACGCGCTACGTGAGGCGTTCCCGCAAGAGCTTGGGGCGCTATACACCGAAGACGACAAGCAGCCAGATGGTCATGAGCGAGGGCGCAAGGACGTGAGCGAAGCACCAAAGCTCGATGATCTAATCGAAGCGGAACCGGCAAAGCAGGAGGTGAAGCCAGATGTTGAAACAGCCACCGAAGCAACAACCACAACGACCGCCGTTCAGCCTGAACAAGGCGAACTATTACAGCAATGATGCTGACTGGCACTATCAATCAGCCACACAATTCAAAGGTTTCATGGCGTGCGAGGCGGCGGCACTAGCCCAGCTCAAAGGCGAGTGGGAACCCCAACGTGACCCTACAGCCTTGCTGGTCGGCAACTACCTGCACAGCTACTTCGAGAGCCCGGCTGCGCACCAGGAATTTCTCGATGAGCATACTGAAATCTTGGCCACCACCGGAAAGAATAGGGGCCAGCCAAAGGCTCCTTACCAACAGGCCGACAAGATGATTGAGGCGCTGGCAAGCGATGATACTTTTAACCGCCTATATCAGGGCGAAAAGGAAGCCATTGTGACCGGAACCATCGGCGGGGTTGAGTGGATGGGCAAGCTCGACTGCTTGGCGGATAACCACAAGTACTTCGTTGATCTAAAGACCACCCAAGACATCTACAAGAAGTACTGGGTGCCGGATAACAGCGCCTATGGCTCGTTCATCGAGGCCTACCGTTATCCACTCCAGATGGCTGTATATCAGGAGCTCATCCGTCAACAGTATGGAGCGAACGCCTCACCACTGATTGTCGCCGTCAGCAAGCAAGACCCGCCAGATAAGGCGATTGTCAGCATTCCACAAGAGTTGCTCGACTATTGGCTGCATCGCATTGAAGATGAACAGCCACGCATTGAGGCCGTCAAGAACGGCGAAATTGAACCGAAACGGTGCGGTCACTGCGAGTACTGCCGCGCCACCAAGAAGCTCACCGGCATCACTGATCTATACGCGTTGGAGGTGGGTTAATGAACATCTATCTGCTACTTCGAGAGTTCTACATTCGGCAAAGCGTCAATCCGCTAAGCACAGGACAAATAGCAATGTGGCATGCGCTGGTATACCAATGTAACCAGCTAGGCTGGCCAAGCGAATTCAATATGCCAAATCGAACACTCGAAACGTTGACTGGATTATCCCGAACCGGGATTAGTAAATCTCGAAATGTGCTTAAGCAGTCAGGGCTGATTGATTTCAAATCTAACGGCACCAAAGCCTCCACCTACCGAGTGGTCGATTTAACCACTACGTCAGATAGTGCGCAAAGGAGTGCGCAAAACAGTACGCAAAGGAGTGCGCAAAGTAGTGCGCAAAACAGTACGCAAAGGAGTGCGCAAAACAGTAGCACGTACTTAAGACTAGACAAGACTAAACAAGACAAGACAAAAGACAGTCTGTCAGACGGGGGCGCGCACGAAACTAATGCCTTCACCGAGTGGCAGAAAGTCTGGGGCTTTCCAAACGCCATTGCTCAAGGCGACTTGGTCAACTGGGTACAGGAGTTTGGCGATGATCTCGTGTGCTGGGTGATTTCGTATGCGGCAAGGCGGGCTGTACAAGCCAAGTCCGCTGACGGCTATCTCGAAAAGACCCTGAGCCATTATCGTGGCGCTGGAATTTCGACAGTCGAGCAAGCAGAGGCGGAAGCAAAACAACATGCCGAAACCGCCAAGGCAAACGCTCCGCGGCCACAGCAATCGCGCTACGGAAAGCCCCAGCGGCAGGAGGCCATTCCGGAGTGGATGGCTAAGGACTACAAAGCACCTAAGCAAGAGGCTACAGAGGCCGAAAAAGCTGATCTGGCAGCCCAGTTGGCTGAGCTTGACAAGCTAAGACAGGAGCATGACGCATGACGAAACGAGAATTGAAAATTGGTGACACGGTGCTGGTGCGCTACTACTGCGCCGACTTCGACAAGAAAGAAAACTGGGGCGGGTTTAGCGGCGTTATCCGCAAGAACTACGAGAACTCCGTTTTGCTGGACGTGAGCCACTCAAGCGAGCTTACCCGCCAGCAAATCAAAGCCACACATACTGGCCTGATCGTGGTGGGGAAGAAGCACCTTGACGGCAAAGTCAAAACGGGCGACCCAATCTACGCAGAGAGCTTTTTACCGCGGAACAAAAATAAAGTGATCCAAGGCAAGAATAAAGCCCGCAAAGAAAAGTATCGGCGACTTGGTGACCAGCTTCAAGCGCTGGCAAATCGTGGTTATACCATGAAGCAGGCGGCTGATAAGCTAGGCATCAGCGCGAGCTTATTAGTTGCCGCTCGGCGTGGTCGTGACATTGACACACGGCCTCACTTCCACCTCCAGTGGCTCAAGCCAGACGGCAGCATTGAGTACATCGCCAAAATCGACACGGCGCGAAAGCGGCACATCGTCAAGTACGCCTTCCAAGACGAAGAGCAAAACGAATGGGGCATCTTTCGCTCCGGCAACTGGTTCGAAGCCGAAGACGGCAAAATCAAGCCATCAGAGGTTGATGGGGTTGTAAAAACATGCCGGCATTGATCTATGCGGCGCTGATTATCGAAACGGCCGTGCTGGTCGTAGTTTGGGGGAATAAGCACAAATGAAAATTGAAAAAGTAAAGCAGGGACTTGAGTTCGTGATGGTAGTGCTGGCAATCGCGATGATTGCGGTAGGCAGTTGGTTTTTCTGGTACGGTAGCCCGCTCAAGGCGTACTTCCTGATGCTATGCGCTAACCTGATGCTGACACTACTGGTGCTAGTGGGACGTGAAGCATGACGGAAAAAATGGTGATGATCCCGATGCCATTGATGACTTTGAACCAGTACGTAGCCTGTGAGCGTGGCAATCGCTTCGGCGGGGCCAAGGTCAAAAAACAGGCAACGATGCTGGCGGCCCAGTACACGAAACTAGCAGCGCGGGATGGCGTTCACTTCGACTGGGGCAAGCCACTTCGGTTCGATTGGTATTGGTACAACCGCAGAACAGACCCCGACAACATCGCGTTTCAGCACAAGTTTGTGTTTGACGGCATGATGGCGGCTGGTTTCCTGACCAATGACAACTGGGACAACATTGTGGAGCTGCGGGACAGGTTCTTTATCGACAAGGCCAACCCGCGCGTGGAGGTATACGAAATTGATGAGTGACGTACTAAACGAGAAGCAAATAAAAGTAGTGAACTACTTGGCACAACAGCGTGACGAGTTCCCTGACCAATCAATCTTCGAGGTATACGGTCGGCTGTGGATTGGTGATGCGCGGGTGCCATCTGACGTACAAACGGCGTTCACTCTGCTCTCTGCGGAGGAACAGAACACGGTCGGCGCATACATGGCGCTGCCATTCTAGGGAGGAAAACGATGATTAATTCACTTGCACTAACAGGCCGCCTCACGCGCGAGCTTGATCTCCGCTACACGCAGAGCGGCACCGCAGTCGGCACATTCACCTTGGCGGTTGACCGGCAGTATAAGCGGGACGGCGAGCCAACAGCAGACTTCATCAACTGCGTTATCTGGCGCAAGAGTGCGGAGAACTTCGCTAACTTCACGCACAAGGGATCGCTGGTGGGCGTAGAAGGCCATATCCAGACACGAAGCTACGACAAGCAATACGGCACCAAAGTGTATGTGACCGAAGTAGTGGTCGATAACTTCGCCCTGCTGGAACCGAAAGGCACGCAGGCCACCCCAGAGGCCACAAATCAGCCGCAGACAGCACCGCAACAGACTGGTGGGAATAGTTACCAGAGCCAGCAGAAGCCGGCTCAAACGGCATCACAGGCGTCAAATGACCCGTTCGCAAGCAATGGCAAGCAGTTGGACATCTCCGACTCAGACTTGCCGTTCTAGGAGGTATCGAAATGAAAAAGAAGATTGCTTTAGCATTGGCAGGGTTGGTGATGGTTGCTGGCCTTTCTGGTTGTGCATCGTGGAATAGATTTACGAAGGACATTGGGAGCAACGTCAACAACGGGCTTGAACGTGAAATCAAGGTGTACAACGCCGAGGGGAAAGTGATTTTCTCCCAGAAGGGCAAATTTGACATCAGCTACAAAGACCGTGACTTGCAATACATCGACCAGAAGAACCGCAAGCACAACATCTACATTGGCGACATGAGCACTGTAGTTGTCGACGAGCTGAAATAGGAGGTATCGAAATGAGCTTATATGCAGTGAAGAACGACAATGGCGAGTGGTGGGACTTCGAAGCTTACGATGGTTTTTGGAGCGATGGTAGTTGCGAATGCGCTGTTACCGCATACCAAGAAAGAGCTGATAGTGTCATCAAAGAGCACGGCGGCCACGTGGTCGAGCTAGTCGAGAAGCCGGAGCCAGAAGTGGTGAGCCAGAATGAAGCGAAGATGCTAAAAGAGGCTTTGAAAGACGACAACTACGGTGCCGGTTTAATCTCTGACTATGTGGATGAGCATTGGGACGACTATGGGAGCTTAAACCGCACACACATTCAAGACCGCCTCATGCGCGCCTACGTCAACGGCTGGACGGTCGAGAAGCCGAAGCGCTACGTCCTACCAATGCCTGGCACTGAATATCACAACATTCAGATGCACGGAAACGCTCAATATTACGCAATCAAAAGAACTGAAAACTGGCGGCCTGACGCAATTGCTTTAGGCACTGAAGATGCCGTCAAACATGGATACACCGTCACCCATGCCGACATCGACGCAGCCCCGGGATGGGTCAAGGCGATCACACCTGTGGAGGTGACTGACGATGGCATGGGTTGTTAGAGGCGAAGAAGCCGGTATCATTGACTATTACTTTGACAACTTGTCTAAGCGCCACAAGGCCGTTATTGGAGACTTCGCGGTAACAATGGGAGATCCTCTTTATCGCTTCAAGAGTGAGGCAGAGGCAGAAACAATTGCCATGAACGTTTATTACGATGGCGAAGACATGTATCCGTACGAGGTGACTGACGATGAGCAATGAGACGAAGCGGGACGTGTTCGAGTATTATCTCGACATGATAAAGGCGCTTAAAGACCCATTAGCTGCTGAATGTGTGAATGAGGCACGACAGCGTTACGCATCCGCACTGGACAACGCAGAACAGGCAGATTGCCCGTACTGCCGCGACGATAACCCTAAGCCCCTGCGTGACACTGGACGCTACATGGTCAGGATCGTGGATGATCAGCTATTGATGCGTGACAAATATGACGGGCATGAACCGCACATCAACTTGCGCATTCTAATTCAGCGATGCCCGATGTGTGGCCGCAATCTACCTGAGGTGGAGAAATGACTGAGACGAAGCGGGACGTATTCGAGGAAATGAAATGGGAATTAATTAGGAACTTAGCAAACACGATAGACCAGAATGGCGGGCTAAGGCCGCTGGAAGATGCCACTAAGGTAGGGGTAAATTATGCTACTCGTTACGCCGCCGCCCTGCCAGATGAGATCGAGGTGATTCCGAAAGCGGTGGGCGAATATATTAAAAATCTGTGGAAATACCATCGCGATCTTGTTGATGTGTTTGGCATGGTACGTGACCTAGGTATCACCAGAACAGAACCCAATGGCGTTTTGATCTGGGTAGCTCACAACACTGACACATTCGCTACTGCATGGGTGCTAGGTGTCTGGCGCGTTGAGGAAACCGGCGAAATCGTGAAATCGGAGGCGAAGAAATGAATTTTGAAAACGAGGCCTTGCCGCAAAAGGGCTATGTCGCAAGTAGCGTGATACTAACTGGACCGGTTGACGGTATATACACCATCACGGCTAAGCAGGTAAAACACGGTAAGCCCGACCGCACTATGACGATGCAGTTCACTCGCAATGGTCTAGCAGTTATCGTCGGGTGCTGGCGCGCGGCACTTGGGGAGGCGGAGAAATGAAACAACCTGAAATAACAATTACCAGGGTGAAGAAATACAATGCGGCTTGGAACCAGGTGATCTGCCTGGACGGCGTACCAGTAGCAATTGCTAAATCGAATAATCGGGCGTCAGAAATTGCCGCTTACCTGATGGGCAATCGATCATCCGATGTTAATGACAACGGCCTGCGACACTATCTAGACCGAGCAATGGAGGCGGAGAAATGAGCTTATATGATTATCTCGGAATAAAGTTCTGGCTCGAGATCGTTGCTACAATTATCGGCCTCACCGCGCTTGCTATCTGGCTAATTGGGAAAGGCCAAAATAAAAACCGCCATTGCTGGCGGCTGTAGTTAGCACACTCGATTTGAGTGCTTACAACATTATATCAAAAAAGCGCACCATTATTGGCACGCTCATAATATTTCTGACAAATCTATTCTATCATAGGGGTGTGGCGTATGGGGCGTCTGGTACAGACATACTTTCGACTGCTTGATCACGAAGAAACTGCAAAGAATGCTGAGCGGCTGCTAGGCGACTTTAGGCACCGAGAACAGAAGGCAAAGCGAGCGGACGTTCTGGGGCTGGAATCTCCGTCATTAGATGGAATGCCGCGCAATGAAACGGTCGAGAACACAACCGAGCGACGTATTATCAGTCACCTCAGCGACAAAGAGTTTGTGGATCGGGTGCGACGCGCGATTGAGTGCATCGAAAGCGATGAGGCCAAGGTTATCCTGTGCGGTCTGTACATAGGGCGACCACTAACCGCAGAGGCACTGATGGAGCGGATGGCGATGAGCAACACCGCTTATTATCACGCTAAAGAAGAAGCACTGGTGGCATTCGCAGAGGTTTGGCCGCCGTTTCCGAGCGAGCTACTGGTATACAGGACTGTTCGCGATGATGGTTGATAGCGAGTACATCACGGTTTATGCTAGAGTATGGCGGCCTAAAGAAGATGACGATGGCGGTTGGGTGGACGACTACGCTTCATCTAACGTGGTCATGAAGCGGGCAGACTTTCAGCGCTGGCTCGCTGGTGACAAAGGCGGTGTGGTGCTCACGATTGATGACGGTCAGTGGCAAGCGGTTAAGTTGGAGAATATTGTCGAGATGAGCGCTCCGGAGTGTAAATAACGACACAAGAGCGACACAAGAGCGATGAAGAAGCGACACAACAACGATACCTAGTGCAGTATTATGGTATTGTGCCCAAGCGATGGGGTGATGGCGCACCTACTTTCTGTGGATAGGTAGCTCCGATGTGGAAGCCGTACATGGCTGCCGGTTCGATTCCGGCGCGGAGCATAGCTTGCGACGATCCCGGCTGACGGGGGAGCGAGCAACACAAATGGCCAGTGTAGGAAGACACGCTTACATCGGATGGTGGCGCCACCGTTAGCGGCCTAGCGCGGTATCTAGGATTCGTGTCAACAAGGAGTGAGAGTAGCTAAGTGGAAAAGCGCCCCGTCATCAGGCAGGCAATGCGTGGGTTCGATTCCCACCTCTCACGTGGAGTAAGCACCGGACTAAAGCACTTCGCTAAGGTGAGGTGCTATTTTTATACATATTTTAGGAGGCGAGTAGATGCAATGGACAGATGAACAAATCGGAACGATGCGCAAGCTCGCCTCTGAAGGCCTTACAAGACGCGAGACAGCAGACGAGCTAGGAATTAGCTACGATGCAGTTCAGAAGAAATCGCGGCGGCTTGGAATTGAGTTTCAATCACCAATGCCTAATGAATATGACTCAGATGGTACACAGTCTAGTGAGACAATTCTAAAAGTCGTCAGGGGCCACAAAATGACGCCTAGAGAGGTGCTAGAAGCCCACGGGTATGACTACACCAAGTGGGAGCTTGTACGCGCCACAAGCAATTTCTGGAAGCAGACGCCCGAAGCTACTATGTACCAAAGCAAGATACAAATTAGACCGCTGGTTGATGCGGAACAATATGAATCCCTGATGAATGACATCATCACACACAAGGAGCCGTATCAAGCTAAGGCTCCTATTTTTGTGCCGTCAGAACGATATCTTGTCATTCCCGCATTTGACACACACTTCAACGGTCATACGTTCGATATCTATGCAGAGTCCTTGAAACGGCAGCTGGATATCATTCAACGTGGTCATTATGCAAAGATATTGCTCATTCTGGGCGGTGATCTGGCTCATGTGGATAACATCAACTCAACCACAGCAAAGGGCACACAGCTCGAAACAACTGACCTAGGCGAGACTGTGAACGAAATGGATCAATACTTCGAGACACTGATTGAAGCAATCATTAAGAACGCCAATGAGTGTGAGGTCATGTATTGCGCCGGAAACCACGACCCGTCAGTTGGATATATGTTTGCACGGTTATTGAAACGTGCCTACAGCAATCAGCCGAACATCACTTGGGATATATCACTGAAGCATTACAAAGGCGCAATGCTAGGCCATAACTTCATTGGTGCCACTCACGGAGACAAGGGCAAGAACAACTATCTGGCCAAGTATCTTGATGAGTTTGGCTTCATGTTAGGCACAGCACAGAATCGCGAACTGTTCACGGGGCATCTGCATTCAGAGATGAGCAAAGACCTAGGCGGATTCGTTCAGCGTCAAGTATCGACACGCAAGCCAACCGACCAATGGACTGATGACATTGGCGTGGTTGCTCACAAAACGTTTGAGCTGGTCGAATACAGCGACCATGATACCCGTGCCATTTACTATGTGTGAGGTGATTTCATGGCTCAAATGGTAATGACTAAGTTCGGCTACATGTCGAGGGCCGAGGCCTCAATCATCGGGAAACTCGCCAAAGAGGAAGCTCAGAAGAAGACTAAGGATGACAAGAAGAAGCGCGGGAGGTGTGGTGATATGTGATGAAACTAAGCAAGCGGCAGAAAGCATTCGCTGATGCCTATCTAACCAACGGAGGCAACGCTACAGAGGCCGCGAGAGCTGCTGGATATTCGCCGCACAACATTGGTGCTAACGCAGCGAAAACCCTAAAAAACCCTAAAATTCAAGCCTACATGAAACGGCGACTGCAACCGATTGAACGCAAGGCCGATCTCGATGTTGATAAGGCAATTATCCACTTGCTTGATATTGGCATGGGCCGTGAGATCACTGCCAGAAGCTCGACATATGACAACATTAAAAAGATGATGCTAGAAGACACGACATTGAAATATTCGCCAGGGCCTAAGCAGCAGGTTGAAGCTCTTGAATTGTATTTGAAGTATAAGGGTATGCTCAGGAACTCAAGCAAGGAACTCGAAGATCAAAAGATTGCCAAACTGAAAGCTGATGCAAGAAAGTCGAAGGCCGAGGCCGATATTTCAGAGGCAAAGGCCAAGTTGCTTACTGATGCAGGTTCACAAGACAGGACGGTGATTGTCGATGACATCCCAGACGAGTGAGCGGCCAACGATTAAGTTGACCTGGCTTATCCAGCCACACTTCTACAAGTTCTGGCGGAGCAAGGCAACCTACTTCATCCTCAATGGCGGACGTGGTAGCTTCAAGTCATCAACTGTCAGCCTCAAGCTGGCTACCAAGATGAAGCGCCAGATACAGCAGGGCCACAAGGCGAACATCATTGTGGTGCGCGAGAACGCCAACAATCTGCGCGACTCAGTTTACAGTCAAATCGCCTGGGCATTGGACAAGCTAGACATGACTGATGAGTTCATCTTCTCGGTCAGCCCGATGAAGATTACCCACAGGTGGACAGGATCGGCATTCTACTTCTATGGAGCAGACAAACCGGAGAAACTCAAGTCCAACACCGTTGGCGATGTGATTGCCCTCTGGTATGAAGAGGCAGCCAACTTCAAGAGCCAGGATGTCTTCGACCAGTCAAATCCAACATTCATTCGGCAGAAGTCAGCATGGGTCGACAAGGTGCCTGTGTTCTACACGTATAACCCACCCAAGAACCCTTATGAGTGGATTAACGAATGGGTAGACAGCCTGCGAGGCGATCCTGACTACTTCATCGATGAGAGCACATATCTCGATGATAAGCTGGGCTTCACCACTGACCAGCAGCTCAAGCTGATTGAGAAGTACAAGCGCAACGACTTCGACTACTACCGATGGCTGTATTTAGGCCAGGCAGTGGGGCTGGGCACCAACATCTACAACATGGCGCTGTTTCACAAGGCTCAAAGCGTGCCTAGTGACGATGATGTCATGGCGCTGGCTTTCTCGGTCGATACCGGCCACATGCAGTCAGCAACGGCGCTCACAGCCTACGGGTTCAGCGCCAAGGGTAACGTGTATGTACTCGACACCTATTACTACTCGCCGGCGCATCAGGTCAACAAGAAGCCGCCGAGTGAGCTGGTCAAGGACATGCACGCCTTCATCATGACGATGAGCAAGCAATACCCAGCCGCTCAGATAGTCAGCAAGACCATCGACTCGGCGGAAGGTGCTATCCGCAACCAGTATGCATACGAGTACCACGACAACTGGCACCCAGTGGCCAAGCTCAAAGAGGCCGACATGATAGACGTTGTTCAAGACCTGCTCGCACAAGGGCGGGTTTTTGTTTTGGAAACAGAAGGCAACGGCATCTTCTTGGAGCAGCATCAGCAGTACCAATGGGACGAAAAGACCATTCAAAGCGATGACCCCAAAGTCATCAAGGAAAACGACCACACCTGCGACAACTTCAAGTACATGTGCTTGGACAACCGCCGCCGGTTAGGTCTCAAACGCTAGGAGGTGACGCCTGTGAGCATCATCGACACAGTCAAAAATTGGTTCAGGAAAGGAGGTGCAGCCATGGGCCTTGTCGAGAATTTGAGCAAGATTACTGACCACCCGAAAATCAACGTTGATGCACGCGAGTATGCTCGCATCGACCGCGACAAGCTGTACTTCAAAGGCATGTTCCCCACTGTTAAATACTCCAACACGTATGGTGACCAAATGGAGCGTCCCTATGTCAGCCTAAACATGATGCAAGTCGTCAGCAGGCGTCTAGCAAGCCTCCTGTACAACGAGAAGAGCAAGGTGTCCGTTGATACCAGCGAACCGTCAGAAGCCGACACAGCTGACGAGAAGCCGGAAGACGACAAGGCAAATAGCTTCGTGCAGTCAGTGCTCAACGCCAACGACTTCGGCAAGAACTTCGAACGCTACCTGGAGTCGTGTCTGGCTATGGGTGGCTTAGCTATCCGGCCATACGTTGACAACCAAACGGGTCAAATCAAGCTGGCGTGGATTCAGGCGCCAAACTTCTTCCCGCTACGTTCCAACACCAACGACATCACTGAGGCTGCTATCGCTACGCCTACCATTCGCACCGAGAGCGGGAAGACGGCGTACTATACGCTACTTGAGTTTCATGAGTGGTCACCGCTGGGCTACACCATCACCAACGAGTTGTACCGCAGTGAGATGAAGGACCAGGTAGGCAACCGCGTGCCGCTGAGTATGCTGTACCCGGACCTGACCGACACGGCCAACATGCCGGGATTCTACCGGCCGCTGTTCGTGTACATCAAGCCTGCTGGCTTCAACAATAAGAGTCTCAACAGCCCGCTTGGCATCGGCATCTGTGACAACGCTCTTAGCACGCTCAAGCAGCTCAATGACACCTATGATCAGTTCAACTGGGAAGTCAGAAACGGGCAGCGGCGCTTCGCTGTACCGGAAAGCATGACCGATGTGAAGTTCGTCAAGGGTGGCACCGAGAAGGCTAAGCCGGCCTTTGACCCAGACCAGAACGTCTTTGTGTCTGTGCCGGGTGATCCCGAAAATATGAGCGTCACAGACCTCACTACGCCTATTCGGGCCAGTGACTATGTGACGAGCATGAACCAGTTCTTGAAGACACTAGAGATGCAGGTGGGCTTATCTGCTGGCACCTTTAGCTTCGATGGCCAGTCAGTCAAGACGGCGACCGAAGTGGTCAGCGAGAACAGCATGACTTACCAGACGCGCAATAGCCACTTAACGATGGTCGAGCGTGCCATTCAAGAGCTGGTGGTGTCCATCTGTGAGCTTGGCCGTGCGACGGTAATCAATGGCGGTAGCATCTACAACGGTCCAATCCCGACCATTGACCAGGTGGCTGTGGACTTCGACGATGGTATTTTCACCGATAAGGCTGCAACAGCTGATTATTGGATCAAGTTGAAGGCTGCTGGCCTGTGCGCCGACTGGCAGGCCATCATGCACGTCCAAGGCGTTACCGAAGACCAGGCACGTAGCATTGCGGCCGAGATTGCCGGAGATACTGCCGACAACGCCACAGACCCGATAGCAGGCCTATTTGGCGGTAATGGGGATGACAACGCTGGAGAAGGCGGTGATGATTAATGCCAAAGGTCACGCAGCACCAGATGGACGTCACCGAGTCATCAATCATCGACGTCTATCAGCATCTGGAGCAGCAGCTCTTTGAGGACTTCGTGAACCGGCTGCAGCAGCATGGCATTGAAGACGTCGACCAGACCAACGTGTTGCAGTGGCAGATGGAGGTCATGAACGACCTGCACCTAGTCAACTCCGACGTAATCAACGAGGCATCAAAAGCGACTGGTATTGCCCGTGCCAAGCTAGTCGAGCTATTCCAGCACCAGGGCTACAAAGTAGTCGACCAAGAGTACAATCGGGCCACCAAAGCCACTGGAAGGCAAGCAAGCACCTTGCAGGTCAATATGACTAAGCAAGTGCTAGATGGCTACCTCAAGCAGACGTTCCAGGCACTCGACAACAACGTCAACCAGACACTGCTAAGCACTAATTATGGCAGCAATGCGGCCACGAAGACCTATCAGCAGATAGTCAAAGAGACGACCGCAGATGTGCTTGCTGGCCTTAGGACGCCTGATCAGGCGCTCAAGGCCACCATCTACCGCTGGCGCGACAAAGGCATCGACCTCGGACTAGTCGACAAGGGCGGCCACAAATGGGGCCTAGAGAGTTATGGCCGATTAGTCGTGGACAATACAAGCCGCCGTGCCTTTCAAGCGGTACGCGACCAGGCAGCCGATGACGTGGGCGTTGATACCTTCGTCATGAGCAGCCACGAGGCCAGCCGTGCTGCCTGTGCGCCTATTCAGGGCAAGCTGGTGACTACCAGGGCGGAGAGCTTCACTGATGCCAACACAGGTGAGCACTTTATCAGTTTGTACGATCACGGCTACGGCACGCCTTCAGGTACATTCGGCATCAACTGCCACCATCTCAAGTGGCTATACGTGCCAGGTGCAAGCTCAAACAACCAGCCGCAGTATGATCCAGCTGAGGCAATCGCCAAGGGGGATATGGTAGCCAAACAACGCGAACTAGAGCGTCGCATTAGAGCATACAAGCAAAAGCAAGCTTTGGCGGAGAAAATGAGCGATACTGATGGCGTGATGCGCAACCAGTTACTAGTTCGCCGCAACCAAGCAGCATTACGCAAGCTAGTGAGTGATTTTGACTATCTACATCGCGACTATGCACGAGAAAAAGTATTCACACATTCATAATGAGGAGGCTTATCATGCTACATCACTACATGACCACATACCGAGAAGGCGGTCGTTGGAAGGCAGAAGCCTGGCTGCAGCTGAACATTTTCGGCCGCTGCTACTGCTTTAGCAAGCGTACCAAGGACCTCGGAGAGGCATATCTCACAGAAGCATAGACACACGACCTGAGTAAGTCGCTAAACTGCTCTTTTATTGTGTCCAAATCCATGCGGGAGCAGACCCGCTTAACAACTGCTTAGGAGAAGACATGAACCCAGAAGCATTGAAAGCATTAGGACTGAACGATGAGCAAGTCAAAGGTGCGATGGCTCTGTATGGCAAGGACTTGAACCCGCTCAAGGAGCAGGTCAACACCCTGACGTCTGAACGTGATGCGGCCAAGGCACAAGTGACCACGGTCACCGGCCAGCTTGACCAGTTGCAGAAGGACCACAAGAGCGACAGCGACCTCAAGGCCGAGATTGACAAGCTCAAAGAAGCCAACTCACAGGCCGAGAAGGACGCGGCGGCGCAACTGACCCAGGTAAAGCTAGACAGTGCCACCAATCTGGCATTGCTCCAGTCTGGGGCACTCAACACCAAAGCGGTTAATGCCCTGATTAACAAGGACGCGCTCAAATTGGACGAAAATGGTAACCTGACTGGACTCGACGACCAGCTCAAGGCACTCAAGGAAGCCGATGACAGCAAGTTCCTGTTCAAGGCCGCCACTCAAGAACCATCCAAGCCAAACAGCCCACAGATTACCCCATCGGGCAACCCTAACGCGGACCCAGCCGGCGGCACGAGCATGGTCGACAAGATTGCTGCTCGCCTATCCGGCAAACAATCATAAAGGAGTGTATAAACTATGCCATTAGTATTAGACAGTAAAGACCTTGCCACCATTGACAAGGAGTTCAAGGCGGACTCTCAAGTGTGGGACGTACTGACGCAGGGCGCCAAGTCCGTGACTGCAGCCGATTTCGTTGGTGCTAATGAAGTGCGCATCAACAAAATGAGCGGCTTCGTGGACGCCACGCAGTACAAGCGCAACGGTGAAAATGCTCGCAACCAGATTAGCATCGAGAAGGAAACGGTTAAGCTGACCCACGAAGACTGGTTCGGCTATGACGTTGACCAGCTTGATGAATCCGAATCTGCTGCGCTCACCATCAACAACATCGTCACAGAACACCGCCGCCTGATTACCGTGCCACATCGTGATCAAGTCGCAATCCAGGCACTGTACGACAACGCCGGAAACAAGGACGCGACCGTGGTGACCGAAGACAACGTGCTCAAGCTGTATGACGCTGCGGAAGAATACATGACCGACAACGAAGTACCGGGCGGTTACGTGATGTTCGTCTCTGCAGCATTCTACCGGATGCTAAAGAACGCCACCGGCGTGAACAAGTCCTTCACGACCAACCAGATGCAGATTGCCGGCATCAACCGCAACGTTGCGCAACTCGATGGTGGGGTGCCAATCATCAAGGTTGCCAAGGATCGCATTCAAGGTCTGTCCATTGATGAAACCATCCAGTTCATCCTGACCCCATTAACCGCCATTGCGCCAATCGTCAAGTTTGGCACGGTGGACACGGTTCCTGCTGCGCAAGATCGTTCCGGCTACCGCGACACCATCAAGGGCCTCGACTACTACGATGCCATCGTCTTTGACAACGCCAAGAAGGCCATCTACGTGAGTGCGGTCCCAAAAGCGTAGCGCCGACTCCGGCCACGGGGCTCAAGATGAGCCAGCAGACGGCCAGCATGAAGGTCGGCGACACTAAGCAGGTAACGGCTGCTGCTGAACCAGCTAACGCAAGTGATGCGGCTACCATCAACGGGGCCATCGCGTACGCTTCTGATAACGAAGCCGTTGCGACGGTAGCGGCTGACGGAACCATTACGGCTGTAGCTGCGGGCACGGCGAACATTACCGCTACGAGCGGCAGCTTCACGGCGTCCGTCAAGGTGACCGTGGCTGCTGCTTCCTAGGCGGTGATTAGATGACCAATACACTATACGTTGGAGCGGAAGACTACATTCAGGCGATGCATGTCACAGCGGTACCCGATGACTTTGACGAGTTGTCGGCGCTCGCCGGAATGTACTTGGACGAAATCACCAACAACTACTATCAGATGCACGCCATAGATGATGATCCGTTTGAGTTGCGTGTAACGCGGTTCAAGCGGGCTGTCATGCTGCAGATTAAGTACATGGCCGATACCGGCATCAAGTCGAGCACTCAATACAAGGCAGCCCAAGCGCAAACTGTCAGCCAGTCCATTGGTGCCACTACAGTCTCCAAGACGCTCGGTGATGCGGCTGCTAATGTGTCTGGCACGATTGTTTGCGATGATGCGCTACGTTCGCTGTCTGGCACTGGTCTGCTTTACAGGGGAGTGATGCACCTATGAGCGCAATCCAACCGGACCGTGCGTGGCTCAATGACACAGTGACGGTCGAGCGGTTCCTCGGTGAAGGCGACTACAACAAGCCGACCTACGACAAGGCAATCACGCTGGCACCTGTGCGTGTTGACCTTACAAAGGACTTCTCTGGAGTGGGCGCAAATCGAACGATCGTGGCGAATGCTACTGTCTTTTTATTTGCTGCATACACTGCCGGATATCCGGACGCCATCGACGACAGTTGGCTGCAAGCACGGCTCACGTTCAATGGTCACCCGTACAAAGTGGTCGACTGGTCGAGCCATGAGGAGCCTGACAGCAGCACCCCGTTCAGCATCGAATTGAAGGTGATCTGATGGGCTTTTCAGTACAGATCAATGATCGCGGACTAAAGCATAAGCTCAGCCGCCAAGGCTTTCAGCGTGGCATGGTCGTGATGGCCAACCAAGCGGCGGCTGACATGAACCAGTTTGTGCCAAAGAAGAACAACCACCTGAGAGAAAGCTCCGTCGTGGCCAGTGATGGGTCTAACATCCGTTACGTTGAGCCATACGCTCATCGTCAATGGGTCGGCGGCGTTGGTTGGCACTACACCACACCAGGCACCGGTCCGAAGTGGGATGAACGAGCCAAAAGCTTGTACATGAGCAAATGGCAGCACGCATTCGTGAAGGGGGCACAGCTCTAATGGATTTCAACGACCGTCTCAAGGAGGCCATCAACAGCCAGAAGATGCCACTCCCGACAAGTATCGGGTTGCCAGGCACAGCCGAGTCGGCGTCATTCTATGCAATGCCAGGCGGACAGGTAACAAGAGAGTACATGGATGGGGAGAAGGATGTCGCACTCGCCTATGAGTACGTCATTCACTCTCAAGACCAAGAGGCGGCTAATGACCAACTCTGGCAGGTTCAGAACTACCTTGAGACTTTGTCTGACCTAGACAGCCAGGATGGCAGCTACCAATTCGGCGGCATCAGCATCACAAGTAAGCCTGCGTTCTCTCAAGCTGAGGAGCCGGGCTTTTTCTATTGGGTCGTGGACTTTACCGCGAACCTGACAACATTTAAGTGAGGAGGAACATTATGCGTAAAAAGAACGCAAAACGTCTGCACTACATCGCCCCATACACGAGCGATGAGACACAACCGGCCGAGGAGAGCTGGCTGCCTTTGGCACACTTCATCCAGACCATTGAGGATGACACCAAAGAGGACACAGACGATCAGGGATTCTATGACGGCGACGGCAATACCGAAACCGTGCTTAATGGTCGGTCTGAGGTCTGGAACTTCTCGGGCTTCTACGATCCAGAAGACCCGGCTCAAGAATTGCTGGCCGGGCTTCGTCGCAAGACCAACGACGACGAGCGCAAGATTTGGCACAAGATTGTGGAGACCAATGGTGACACCGTTATTGGTGTCGCAAAGGCAATGGAAATCAAGGCGGGTGGCGGTGACGCTACCGACTACGAAGACTTCGAAGGCCATCTTGACTTCGTTCAAGCTCCGAAAGTGACACCTGCTGTCCCAAAATCGTAGCGGTATCAGGGGTGACCTTGGCACCGACCTCGGCAAGCGTTGAAGGTGGTAAGACCGTTCAGCTGACCGCTACAGTTGCACCTGATGATGCGACTGAAACCGGGACGACCTTCGCGTCCAGCGATGATGGTATTGCAAAAGTAGACGATCATGGCCTGGTAACGGGCGTGGCCGCCGGCAGTGCTGACATCACCGTTACCACAAAGGATGGCAGCAAGACTGCAAAGTCCACGGTTGAAGTAACGGCTGCAGCAGAAGGCTAATTGAGCAAATCGTCGCCTAAGAAAGTCACAGTACGGGCAACCGGGCGGCGAATCACTAGTAGCTGAATGGCGGAGGGGGCGGCAGTAGCTTGCTCCCTCCGCCTTTTTTAGGAGGAAAAACATGGAAAAACTAGTTCTTGAGTCGTCGGTGGTCAAGTTCACCATCGAAATCGAAAACAAGAATGACGGCAAGGTTACCGAGGTTGTGCTCGGGGTTGACTTTTCCGATGAGGCGTTGATTGCCGAAAAAGCCAAGGCTGATCTGCGGAAAAACAAACTTGCTGAACTGGAAAAGGAGTACAGCGATCTCCTTGACCAAGAGGTAACTGATGACAACGTTAAGGTTGCTCTTGAGGCTTGGAGCAAGACCCTTCAAATGGCCTTTGACACTGACTTTGGTGCCGGCACGTATGACAAGATTGCAGCCGCAAGTGGCGGGAACAGTTTCATCAACTTCCTGTTGCTCTATCAACGCATCAACCAAATCGTGTCCAGCAAGATTGAAGCCAAGCTCGCCAACATTCAGCGCAAGTCGGAGAACCGCAAAGCACGCTACCTCAAGAACCGCAAGCGGCGCTAAGGCGGTGATGAGGCATGAATCTATATGACCAATGGCCAAATGAGGTGACTGTCAACGGGCAAAGCTACCGGCTAGATTTGAGTTTCGATAATGTGCTCTACGCGCTCAAAGCGCGTGGTGATAAAGGTATGACCATGATTGACCGCTGCGAAACCTTCCTACGGCTGGTCATCAAGCAGGACATGCCACCAGAGACGGACTGGGTGGACGTGCACAACGCCATCATCGACTTGATCACCACGGCCAAGCAGAAACCGACACGGTATGACATCAATGGCGACCCAATCGAACCGAAAGGCGAGAGCAGGCACTTCAAGGCTGACTACGACTTCGACTACGATGCGGCATATATCTATGCGGCGTTCCGTCAAGCGTATGGCATCGACCTAGTCAAAGAACAAGGCCGGCTGCACTGGTTGAGCTTTGCGGCATTGTTCGATGCGTTGCCCGATGATACAGCCTTCGTGCGAATTAGGCACATCAGGGCGACCAAGCTTAGCGACATCAAGGATAAGAAACAGAAAGAAGCCGTCAGGAGACAGCAGCACGCATTAGCGCTCCCTGATACTGATGGCGAAGAAGAGGAAGAAGGTGACAACTATGGCAGCTGACAGTTCGGTTGTAATCAAGATACAAGCTGATGGCGGCAACGAGGCAATCGACACGATGGACAAGCTCAAGGGTGCGATGAAGGGCTTATTTGCCCCGGGCACCAATGCAGGTAAAGTCTTCGGGGGCCTCAAGGAGAAGCTCTCTCTGGGGGCTGTCATGGGTCTGGCACAGAAGGGCATCGATACCCTTATCGGCGGGCTAGGTGATCTAGGTAGTCAAATCGTTGACGCCAGTGACGCCATCGACAAATTTAAGTCCACCATGGACTTCGCTGGCTTCACCAAGAAACAGACGACAGCGGCAACTAAGGCCGCCAAGGTATACGCTGACAAGACTGTCTACGACTTGAACACGGTACTCAACACCACCGCCCAACTGGCCGCAAACGGGGTCAAGAACTATACCGGCCTCACACAGGCCGCTGGTAACCTCAACGCTGTCGCGGGTGGGAATGCTGACACATTCAAGTCCGTGGCCATGGTCCTGACGCAAACCGCTGGGGCTGGTAAGCTGACCACTGAAAACTGGAACCAGCTCACTGACGCCATTCCTGGCGCCTCCGGCAAGTTGCAGGAAGCAATGAAGAAGAATGGTGCATACACCGGTAACTTCCGTGACGCGATGGAAAAGGGCCAGATCAGCGCCGGCGAGTTCAACAAGGCAATCGAACAGCTAGGCATGACTAAGGCCGCAAAGGATGCCGCCACTAGCACCCAGACCTTTGAAGGGGCTATTGGCAACCTCCAGGCGTCCTTTGTCACCGCCGGCACTGACTTCCTGAACAAGTTCAAGGCGCCAATCACGCAAGGTATTACCGACGTGGCCAACGCCGTTCCAAAGATTACGGCAGGCATTGGCAATGTGCTGGGGTCAATCGGCAATCTGGCCAGCAAGGCCAATCTCGGACCGATTATCAGCTCGCAGTTTGACAACATCTCATGGGATTCCATTTTGCGGCCGTTTCAGTCCACCTGGTCGACTATTCAGCAGACGGCTTCGCATCTCGACTTCAGCGGGGCCAAAACGGCGCTATCTTCCCTTGGCTCGCAGTTCTCCTCGTATGCGGCTAATTGGGCACGCATGTGGGCGCCGATTGGTGATGGGCTGGTAACTGCCCTAGGCAAGGCCAACAACGCTCTGCAACCGTTCTTCGCGTCATTCGCGAACATCGACTTCACTGCAATGTTTGCCCCGTTTCAGGGTATTGCTAACACAATCAAGACGACCCTCTCCGGGCTCGATTTCAGCGGAATTCAAGCGCTCGGGTCTCAGATTATCCCAGCCTTGCAGGCGGGCTTCCAGTCGTTCATGACGGTGGCTGGCCCGGCTATCAACGGTGTGGTCACCGCGTTTGGCAATTTGTGGAACGCGGCGCAGCCGGTGGTATCGACAATCGCTTCGGTACTGGTACCAATCTTTCAGGTGCTCGGTGCTTATCTGGGCGGCGTGTTCTCGAGTGTTCTAAGTGGTATCTCGACTGCATTCAACTTCTTTGCAGGCGTGTTGAGGTTCATCCAACCGCTGCTCAATCTACTGGCTTCGGCGTTTCGTGCCTTGTCACCAGCCATCACTGTTATCGCAGGCTGGATTGGCAAACTCTCCGGCCTGTTTGGTAACTTTGGTGGCGTTGCAAAGAGTTTGAAAGCCGCCGTTTCAAACGCATGGAACGGTATCAAATCAGCAGTTCAAACCGCTGGCGCTGGTGTAAAGGCAGTCGTTTCGATTGTCTCTGGCGTCTTCAAGACACTGGGGACAGCAGGGACTAGCCTGAAAACTGCGCTATCCGCAGCATGGTCTGGCATTGTCGGTGCAGTAAGAACGGCCAAGGCTACCATTTCAGGCGTCATCGGTGCCATCAAGAGCATCTTTACCGGCCTTGGCCATATCAGTCTAAGAGGTGCCGGCGAGGCCATCATGAACGGTTTTGTTGGCGGTTTGAAGTCCATATGGGACAAGGGTAAGAAGTTCGTTGGCGGCATTGCCGACTGGATCAAGAAGCACAAGGGCCCAATCAGCTACGATGCGCGGCTTCTGATTCCTGCTGGTAACGCCATCATGGATGGGTTGAATCGTGGGATTATTCATTCTTTCGATGCAGTAAAAAAGACCGTTGGCTCTGTGACCGGACAGCTGGCTGACGCGGCGATGGTAAATGCGACCGTGGGCTTATCCAGCGCAGTGCAACCTGAGGCGCTGGCTGGCAGTCGTTATACTGCCATTCCTAGCAGCCAAATCATTAACAATTACAGCACAACAACGAACGTGGGCGAGACACAGCCTCGAGTAATCGAGGTTCACGTCAGTGCAAACATTGACAAGCGAGAATTGTCTCGCGAGATAGCTGAGCCGGTCAAGATTGAGATTGACCGCATGAAGCGCACAAGTAATCGCATAAAGGGTGTGAGATAGGTGACTTTTCAATGGTGGTTTAACGGCCAAGATATGAGCAAGTATCTCGAGACAAATAGTGTCGAGCGCAATATCGGCCAGAATCGTAAGGCGAGCCTCCAGAAGCTCGGCATATCATCGGGCAAGAGATTTCAATACACCTCTGCGGACGAAGGCAAGGTGACTGTGTCCTTCCTGATTCGGAGAGATATGGTGGCCAAGCGCCGGAAGATTGCGGGGCTGTTGTCCTCGAATGAGCCGCAGCAGCTAATCTTCGGTGACGAACCCGACAAGTATTATCTAGCAATCGCAGACGACCAAATCAGCCTCTCGGAGAAGTTTCGACATGGTAATGGTGAGGTAACGTTCATCGTCCCCGATGGTGTGGCGCATTCACTTACTACTGCTACGGTATCTGGCCAGTCCGGCACCGATATCACAGTCACAAATGCCGGCACGGCACCAACATCGCCTTTGCTGACGGCCACAATGAGTGGGGATAACGGCGTAGTAGCGTGGACGAACGATGCTGGCGGCGTGCTTCAGTTTGGCGCTAATGATGAGATTGACGGCGTGACGAAAGAACGGTCGGAGCAGGTCTATCATTATACGTTTGACAGCGAACCAACTGACGTGACATACAACGATGGCATCATCGCTTATCCGCTTTTCAACGGGAGTGCATCAACGCCTAATCAGCAGACGGGTCCATTTGACTATACTCGAAAGCCGGGTACAGCAACACCTGCTAGTGTGCGTACCGCTGACATGAAGTGGTCTGGCCCGTCCATGAGTGGCAAGCTACCGGTCAATTCGGATGGTAAGCTCAATGGAAACTTCCAATGGGTGAACAGAATGAAGTTTTTGACAACTAAGAACGCAACAGGCCGATGTGAGTTTAACCTCACTAAGGGCGATGAAGTCGTTGTATCCCTTCTGTTGTATGACAATTCACGTTCAACCGACATGCTGATGTTTGAGGGCACTGTGAACGGCCAACATTTGTTCTTGGATAATCTTCCACGGTCGTACTACAAGAACGATGAATACGACCTAGTTATTACGAAGCTAAGAAGCCAAGTTACCTTTCGCATTAATCGGGTCACCCTTGGTGGTGGCGGAGTTGAAACACGGACAGTGGCAAATTTCGATGCCTCCGAGATTGACGGTTGGACAGTCTGGCTCACAGG